ATGGGTGGCTTTGCATCTTTATCCTTACCAGCCTTTTCATTCTTCAGGCGCTGTACATCAAGCTTTGTCTGGCGTTCCATCTCAGCTTTACGAGCCTCTTGCTGAGCTTTTACAAGCGCATTACGGGTATTCACTTGCTCTGTGTATTCTGCAAGCTGCTGAGCCCGGTTGTAATCGTTTATTTTACCAAGAGTATTGCTACCAGCTTCCATCGCAGCCAAGCCGCCCTTCTGAGCGCCACCTAAGATAGCACCACCAATACGCATAAGCTGCTCACCGCCAGATAAAGTCATATCCGGGCGCTCAGGCATATCTGGAAGCCCTTGAGCCATCCGCACTACATCCCGTCTGGCTGCTGTAGCTGGGGCAGCATTAGGGTTAGCCGGGCGTGATGGTGGGGCTTGTGGTAGCAGCGCTGGGGGTGCTGGCATAGGCATATCATATTCATGCACGGTATCTGGAAGCCCTGTAGTGAGTGCCGGGCGTGGCGCTGGTACTGGTATGGATGCCGGGTCTATCAGAGCTGGTTGCTGAGCCAATATTGCAGGGTTACTTGTATTACCAATACCCGCTGCTCTCAGCGCTCCATCAGGCATATAAACGCCATATCTTGGATCATAATTCATTACAGGCCTCCATAACCATTTACAGGGTTAAACGTGCCTCGCTCGAAGCTCCCAGCGTTACCCGCACCATAGCTATAGCCGCCTATGGGCTTCTGCTGACCGAACATGGTAGGGGCGTATTCTCTACCAAAACCAGCACCCATCATCGCACCACCCATAGTTCCCATGAACGGATTTGCGGTTACAGCGTTGATGCCTGAGAGCGAGTTACCACCCCGGCCACCAAGGATGCCTGTATTGTAGTTGTTCAGCTGCTGCATTTCGAAGTCACGCTGAGCCTCGAAACGCGCCTTTTCATCATTCAAGCGGTTCTGCGCGTCAGTGCTTAGGATGCCACCGCCTTGGTTCATGAACCCAGCTGAAGTACCTGCCTGACCCAGCGCAGCGTTATACATATTGCCCAAGTTGGCATTCGCGCTGTTCATCATGTTGAATTGATTGGTCTGGGATTGCAGCCCACGGTTTGTCAGCTGGTCTAACAGGCTTACAGCTGTATCAGCGCTGCGGTCATCGTATGCACGTTGCGCTAACGCATCAGCTACCCCTGCACGGCTGCTATTCATATTGCCAGAGCCACTAGCCATTCTATCGATGCCGGGCAGTGTCTGCTCAGTCAAAGCGCGGTATGGGTCGCGCATAGCAACAGCTAACAGTGGCTCTACGTTATTACGGGCATAGTCAGTGGCAGCCGCCAGCTGGTCTCTGTTAGCCATGTTGTAAATGTCTTGGTAATTATTAGCAAAGCCCCGGCCAGCACCCATGAAGTTGAGGGCGTCTGCGTAGCCTAACTGTCCAGCTGAACCTAGCTGCTGGGCTGCTTGAGCTTGGAAGGGGTCTATACCTGCATAGGTTTGACCAGTGTAAGCGCCAGTATTTACAGCTGCATCAAGTGCATTCTGTCCTCTAGAATATACATCATTGAGGTACGGACGGGCATCCATGTATGGCATTGATGACATTCTATTTGCATCAGCTTGCGCCCGTCTATCTGCCTTAGCAGACTTATTGCCCATCACGCCACCAATGACAGTACTACCTATCATTCCGGCTGTTACTGGATCCATTCCCATAGCTAATATCCTTGCTTAATATAAAGAAGCATTACGCGCCCGTTTCTGAGCGGCATTTCTTTGTGTAGTTTGAAACCAAACATCACCAGAAACTTGTGATGCTTGTTGTCTGAAGTGTAAGAAAGTGTATAAAGCGGCTGCTTATGTAGGCTACAGAACAGTTCAAAGTCCTGTTGCAGCTGTTGCTTTACAGTCTTTGTCCAGCGGTGATGGATGTCACAGTGGATAAAGTGTCTTAATTGCTCTTCTTCTTTATATGGCTGTAAATATACAGTGTAGGCATCACGCTCTATGACAGGCAGCCTCATACAGCTGCCCAAGCTGTACCGTTAAAGACCACTAGCCCCTCTGAGCCATTACCTAAGGCATCCCACGGGGTGACATTGTACTTCACCATTCCACGTACTGGGTTTAGAGGTGGTTCATTTAGTACTTCTATGCCAGCGACATTTAGTGACCTTAGACTAGCCTCTAGCCGCTGCAATTCATCTTGAATGTATTTACGCAAATCAACATCCAGCTGAGGCACGTTAGACCTGTTGTAAGGCTGAATGACTACATTGCTCTTTTCATTAACAGTCATCACTTACTCCCGGTGGTCGTTACATCGATATCAAACCCGGAGAAACTGAAGTCTTTATAATCATTGTCAGCTAGTGACACTTTGTAACTGAGGTATCTCCCGGCAGCGCGTGAATCAATCTTGTAATCTGTGGCTGTATCGAAAGTAACTGTATTGCCATAGGTAGGGTTTTGATTAGGTATATCTGATGCACCAAATTCAAAATTAAAAGAGGTGTTATCAGTGTTTACTGTAGACAGCTGGGGTAAGAGCCTTGTTATCACCTTGTAGCCATCGATAGACTGCTTCATCTCATCCAAATCTATACCGACACGCTCGAATTCAGGCGGCTTAGTGGCATCCTCATCAATACCGAAAGCAATAGATGAGCCTTCCTCAGCCAAATCCAAAGCAAACAGCTTATTATATGTGAGGTTATGAGATAAATCCTTATCGCCTACCATGATGGTATGCCGTCCAAAGCTGTCCCCTTGCTCGAAGTATGAGCCGCCTACTGTGTTATAGGTGGCTGTAGCATCAGCATAGGTGCTTACAGTGTTTAGGTTAGCTGTAGTCCCGGCACTTACGTTAGGTAAGTCCATAAATGCCCAAGTATTGTTTTGATAGTTATAGACAGCTGCGCGGTTGCATCTGTCACTGTCAGGGAAGCTAATGCTGCTATCGCCTGATTGATAGCAAAAGTATATCTCGCTGAGCTGTTTATTCTGCAATGCAAAGCAGCGGTCAGCATTCTTAATATTCAGGGTAGAATAGATGTGCTGGCGCACCTTCTCATCTGCTATAGACTGCTTAGTAGTGCCATCATGTACATAGATATCGGTATTACCGAAAACAAAGTGCTTACCGTCAGCCTCAACTACGCAGTTTTGGTTAATTACACCATCATCACTAAAGAGCTTGCGGAAGTTGAAGATGAATGAGCCACCAGTGAACTCCATCAGCATCACTTCAGTAGATGAGTAGATGATAAAGTTAGTACCTAATTCTGCGCCATCTTTGATTGGGGTCTGCATCTGCACTAGGTCATTGAACCCTGCTGAGGCCGTAGTATCCAGCTCATCCCAAGTGGTAGGGCTAGAGTTAGCGGTTACAAGGTCAGAGAAACGCACCCGGTTAGGGTAACTATTAGCCCCCTCTATCATGTTCAAGGCCACTAGGAAGTCACCATATGGCCGCAGCGCATGGCAGCGCCAGTTTGTATTCCAGTTTGTTAGATTGGCAAACACAGTGCCACTGGGCAGCCTAAAGGCGGGTACTCCATCGGGTCTATTGATGTAAGCAACATCAGCCAGCACACACATAGTAAAGGGGCTATCTATAGCTGTCCGGGCTAAAAGTGAGCCTGATGCATCAGTAAGAGAGCCGTTAGCGTACTCAAATACCCGGAAAGTATCGGAGACTGTTACAACGCTGTCGAAGCCTGTATTAGGTACTACCCCTAAGCAGCCTCTAGCATTATTAGCTGGTAAAACACCGTTCCCTAAGTCCTCGATGTTATCATAGATGGTTCTAAAGACCACTGAGCGCTTAATCTTACCTTCATCAAAGCGCACGTTATTGGCAGTTGTGAAGCCAGCCAGCGGCAAGTTATAAGGGTTTATATCAGTGATAACCCCTACTGAACCAAGGTTACGCACTGGCAATGTTGTTGAAGCCATAGTGCTACCTCGCTTGGTTATGTCTTGATGATGTAATTGAGGATAATGGTGGGCTGCACGTTATTATGCGCTGCACCGCCCCCGGTATTACTTATAGTTAGGGCTGGGTATGAACCACTGCCATCGTATCGAGAATATTGTATGCCTACCGGGGATAAGCTTGATGTACCAGCTTCCCAGTTACTTTTCAGGGCAACATTACCGCTGTGATTGTGAGCGGGCATCTCGCTAGTGGTCAGCGTATGGGTCTCTGCGCCCCCTGTAGCCCCTAAGGTATCTCCATCGATGCCCCCGGTCTGCCCAGTGAGCCTGTTGGCTGACGTACCCCCCATGTCATCTTGCCCGGCAATCACACGGCCTCTGAGGTCTGGGATGTTAAAAGTAGTCGAGCCATCCCCTGCCCCATAGGTAGTACCTATAGCGCTGAACAACCCACTGTAGATGGTTCTAGAGGCCAGCTGGCCATCACATAAGAGCCACCCGGTTGGGGCTGTAGTCCCTGCATATGGGCTAATGATGCCAGCGGGGGTTACAGCACTGCTAGCCATTTTAGCAGCAGTAATAGCCCCATCAGCAATATCAGCTGTCTGGATAGTGCCATCAGTAATCATGCTGCTGCTGACAGGTAGATTATTAGCCATGAAGTTAATAAGCTCTAGCAGAGATGCCTGCATTATCGTGCCATTGTAGTTCACGACAAAGGCATCTGATGTGCTTAGTGAGGTAGAAGAGGCAGCTGCCCCGCCAGTGAGCGCATTAAGCTCTGTGTGTGAAATGAGGGCTGCACCTTGGATATTCGGAAAGGTATTCTTTAGAGCTGCCTTAATAAGTCTAATGTGGTCATCAGCTTGCCCTAGACCATCAGTGGCTGCTGGGTTGGTTGTGACCAACTGGGAGATGTTATTGGCGGTCTCTAGTGCCATGATTTACCTCTTGTGCGCCATTTGAGCGCTCTGATTAAAAAGGCCTGACTACAACAACAACAACAAGCAACTTTAACGGCTTTTTGAAGTCGAGGTCTGGCCAAAGGTACGGGGGGTCGATAAGCAGCGTATGGTACCAAACCCGCAGAATTGCTGGGGTGTTGCTGCTATGTGGTTGTATTCTATGGATAGTGTGGATGGCTGATTGATAATCAGACGGCCAGCTGGGACACAGATATACCACTGACATTAGGACATTAGGCGTCCAGCGTCAGAACATTATTAGTGTAAGGCTTTATGTCTTTAATACAAATCGGGACATAAGCGCCACCTAAGCCTCTTCAGTCCACATCAGTCCCGTCAGTCCACATCAGCATACTCAGCACCCATCATAGGTCATCAGTGACATCAGTGGCGCTTGTATATGCTTAGGCCACTGTGGTACAACTACAGCGGCTCATGAGTATTCCTCTACGATAGGGGGACATAAGTAAATGGGTCTTACTATGGGCAGCAGTGGGGATTATAGCGCCAATCTCATGGCACATACCACTGCTGCTCACCTGTCTCTCTCTCTTCTAGCCTTCAGTATTAGACCAGTAGTGAGCTTGGTTTGTGGGTATCTTGTTCCCGGTCACCTTGCGCTCTCTGTCGAACCAACAGGATGGACACATAGGTGCGATGCCGTGGTATGCGACAGCCGGAGCTTTGTCACATACTTGGCACTTAATGTTGTTTACAGGCTTATTCTTCATTATGAGGCTATGTCCACTACCTCACATACGCCAGCTGTACAGGACAGCTCTTGTGAGCCTGTTGTGTTATCTTCTGCCTCATAGCGTGATAGGTCAGCCCAATTGATACGTGTAGGCATCTGCTGTTGCAGCTCTTCGATATCATTAGCGCTGCACTCTTGATATGGTGCTTGCTGATAGCTGTGGTCAGAGTGAGGTAGGAAGCTCACGCCACTACAGTAATCGAAGTGCTTGTAGACCCAAGCGCCTACCTCTAGCCACTCATGCTCTCGCACTGAGATGGTTACAGATGGCTTATGCTCACACCAATGCTTTGCATACATCAGCCACATCTCTAGCTGCTCGATGGCAGTCATATCGTTGCGCTCGATGCCGTGCGGGGCAGCGATAGGGAACGTAAACACCATAGTACGCTCAGGGTTCATTACATCAGGCTCAGCCGGGATACCTGCATCAATCATAAACTGCGTCATAGGGTCATCATTAGCAGCTCTCACAGTACGCTTATAGAAGCGGCTATGCCGGGCATGGATGCCTGAGGCACTGTCCACTAGCTGGCTTACTGTGCCTGATGGTTTGATACATGTAATGGCTGCTGATTGCGGGATGCCTAGCTTATTGGCTAGCTCCTTGTTAGTCTCAACAGCGCAGCCCCGGAGTTGCTCCAGCAGCGGTACGATATTCCACCCGTACTGTGGATCTCTACAGGATAGCATGGGGTTATCCATGATGCCTGTCAGGCTCACGCCAAGCAGCCTTTCCTGTTCTGTATTCTCACGCCATACATCACGCAAGTATTTAAAGTTAGTCAGTGTGCTTTGGTATGTGCCAAGCTTGGTAGCCAGCGCTACTTTACGAAGCAGTGAGGCTTCATCATCGTGCGGCCTCACAACCACCTCAGTGAGGTTACAGAACTGGTAAGGCCTCAGGATAATCTCTGAACAAGGGTTCGTACCGAACTGCTGCTCACTGTCACGCCTACCGTTCTCAGCTGCTTTCACTTGTGCTGCTTCCCGGTTGAACATACCGCGTTCACCTGATTTGCTCTCTACCAAAGATAGCCACTCACGCATGAATGTTTCCATCTCCGGGCGGTGCTTGTATGTCGCGCTGTTATTCGCTAGCGCTCTTTGCCCGTTGTTCTCCCACCACTGACCAGCCTTGGCGTGGCGCATTTGGTCATCATTGAGGTTACTGAGGCTGATGAGGGCGCTGCGTCTTACACCGCCTACCACTACAACCTGCCCAATCTTACAGGCGATATCGTGGCACTCAATCGGATAGAGCTGGCGGCCAGCTGCATTCTGAAACACGTTTATGGTGAATTCGAACAGATCTACAAGAGGCTGAGCGCCACTTGCTCTACCGCCAAAAGTCTCTAGGCGGCTCCCTGAGGGGCGTACAGCGTCCACATTATAACCGGGTACTTTCCCTACCCACAATAACTCAAGTAGCTGCCTATAGGCTGTAGCCCATCCCTCTTTGCTATCTTCAACCTTTACGATAGTGTCAACAGTTTGCATTTCACTAGCCACCGGGGGCAGCAGGTCTACGCTGTTGCGCTCTACACTAAAGCCAACCCCGGTACCACACATAAGAATATATAACAGCTCATCAAATGCACGGGGGTGGTCTAGAGGGATGTAAGAGCAGTTGTATGCTGCTACGTGGTTACGGTCTAACGCCTTCCCGGCTGTCATCAACGCTCTCATCGATGGCATGATTTCCAGATTAAGCACGGCCTCTTCTAGCTGCTCCCGGTCAGCCATCTTGCCACCTAAATGCTGCTCCATGTAATCGAAATAGCGGCCTACAGTTTCCGGCCATTCTTCCCTGCGCTGCTCATCTGGCAGCCACCGGGCGTAACGTGATTTGTGAATGAAGTTTTGGTAATCGCTTGGTAAGTAATTATTCATTTAATCGCACCTGTTTGATTCATAAGTTTAGAAATATCAATGCCCCGGTCACGCAGCTCCATTGCTGTCTCTTTATCGAGCAGCAGCGAGATGTATTGCTGGCATTTACGTAAATCCTGAAGCCCACCTTTCTTCTCATAGCGCCATAGATACTTCAGGATATTGGCGCGGTAGAACGCTGTGATATTATCGCCCAGCATCCCCTCGATGGCTTCGATACTTTCCATGCCACCAGCTCCTTGGTAGTGGCTTGGGTCTGTGATTAAGTCTTGCTTATGCTGCTCCACGGTTAGGCTCCCAAAGTATCGGTTCACGTTTCTTTTCATCCCAATCAGACCAACGAAGTATCCGTGCCATCCGGGCTTGCATCAGCGCATCTTCTCTGGTCAGGCCTTGCTTGATGAAGGCTGCCTCCACTAGAGACCACGCAGGGCGGCTGCCTAAGATAGCCTCAGCTCTCTTAGCTCCGATTGTCGGGCAGCCCTTATAGCCATCCGTAGGGTCACCAGTTAGCGTCTGCATAAAGAAGTGACGGTCTGCATCTTGTTCGCTGATATCCAAGCGCTCATCAGCGTGAGGCCTGTACAGCTTGCAGGGGATTGTCATAAGGTCTTTATCTTCACTGACCACCACGCAGCCCCCGGCATTGTCCGGGCGGGTAGCTAGCATCCCCAGAACATCATCAGCCTCTAGATTGTCATGGCATTGCCAATTGTATTCAGCTTTAAGGTTCTCAACGAAAGTCGCGTAGCCTAGTGGTTTGCGAGTGTTCTTTCTGTTGCCTTTGTAGGTGGGGTTTATCTGTTTGCGGAAGTTGTCGCTACCGCTGAAACATAACAGCAAATCATCACTGTTAAGCTCTTCTGTTATCTTTTGCATTTCATTTACAAACACAGTGTGCGCTTGTTTATGGTCTGCACTTAACGTCCATACATCATCGCCCCAGTTGGTCTCTTCTTCAGTTGTGGCTAGGGCTCTATATGCATAAATGTCTGCATCAATCAGTAGTTTGTTCATCGAAGTATTGCGCTCCTTCCGCTAGAAATTCCAAACCATCCTCAGTGACCATCCAGCGCGTACCAAAACTATCAGCGGTAAGCTGTACTGAGATAAAACCCATGCTGGCCGCCATCGCTATATGCTGGGCAGCTGCACGGGCAAATCTACTTTTGATGGTGAATGGTTCTTCAGCTGCTGCCGCACATACAACCCAAACACGTAGGGTCTCATGGAAGGCTTCAGCATCAATGTGTGTCTGCCCACGTTTGTCCAAGTTTCCATTCGGCTTCGATGGGGATTTTGCCTTGGAACCACTTTTCTCCCGCAGCTTGCGCTGCTCTTCTAGCGATATCACCGACATGCTGGGCGTCCTTCTCTCTGATTTGGATTTGCACTTCATCGTGTACCCAAGCCATGATGTTGGCATCGAGTTCTGCTTCAGTGATTGCTTGTTGAATGTTGAGTAGCCATTGGGCGCTGATAGTTGCACCAGCTCCCTGCAATAGGGAATTAAGGGCTTTATGTTGGCTTCTTATTTTAATGTGCCTACCGTCTAGCCCTTTGACGTAACCGCGTTCAGCGGCTTTCTCAGCGGCTCTACGCAGCCTTCCCAGTGCTGGCATACGCTCATTAAAGTTGGCTAGCAGCTGCTTACCTTCTTTCAGGCCACCACCAACAACCTCACCAATCTTGGATGCCCCGGCACCATACAGATAGGCGTAAATAAAACGCTTCGAGCTATCTCTGTCGGGCAGCCCGGCAGCTTCTTGGTTTACACTGTGTATGTCACCCTCTAACACCTCACGGGTGTAATTAGCGTCATCCAAATAGTAAGCGAGGCAGCGCAGCTCTAGCCCGGAGAGGTCTGCCCCAAGCAGTTTATAACCGGGCTGCGTTGTGAACAGTTCACGGCATTGTGAACCGTATGGCAGCCGGGTGGCTGGCACTTGTCCCAAATTGCAATTACGATGCGCTGCTCTCCCGGTCACAGTACCCTGAGCGACAATCTGGTGGGTCAGCTTCCTATTCTTCTGTAGCTTCATCCACGCTTGTTTGCCCTCAGCCAGCTGGCCGATGCGTTTCTGCACCATAAAGAATTCAGCTAGCTTTTGTGCCTCTGGATATTGCAACCCGGCCAGTACACTTTCATCGATTTGTGCATGGCCTTGCGCTGTCATCAGCTTAGGCTGCCAATTGTATTTAGCCCGGAGACAGCGCTCAATGTGTCTGCGGCTGTTAGGGTTAAACTGTATTACCTTCACTTTGGTAAATGGCTCACCCTTTGTGTAACCCAGCTTCTTGTTATTGACCTTCGGGATAAACTCTTCATGGATTTCCCAAGGCTCGAACAAGTCCTGTAAGTTAGCCTCGATAGCCCCCCTGCGTTCTGATAGCTCAGCATATAGCTCTACTGCTTTAGACATATCGAATGTCCAGCCGTAGTTACCTATCTGGTCACATAAGGTTGCAAGACGGTGTGCGAGGTCGATTGCTTCTTGACTGTAGGCATCAGGATTAAGGTGCAGCAGCAGAGCGTGATTTACCTCTACGTCCTGTACACAATAGTCCAGCATGTCCTGTGAAAGGGTTTCCCAGCCCCCATCATAGTCCCCTTTAAAAAGGCCTATCCGCATACCCCACGCCCCTAAGCTATGGGAACCGTACAGACGTTTCGGGAGGAGCTGAACGTCTGACCAGTTAGCTTCAAAGTCCTCATTCTTGAGGTCGGCACGGATTAGCCGTGATAGAACAAGCGTATCCGTGATTTTGCCTTTAGGTGCGAATTCAGGGAAGCACCTCTGAAGGCTGGGAATATCGAAGGAAATGATATTGTGGCCGATAAGCTCATCAGCTACCGCTAGCCGATGTACACCCCAAAGAAGGCTGTCCCCGGCATAGGTCTGAACGTAACCAGTACCCATCTCCTTAATAACAATGCAGTGAACCTTGGTTGCTACAAGGCCATCTGTCTCAATATCGAATACAAGGCGTTCAGGCCGCTCTACGCTGGTCTGACCTGCCTCTGCGCGGTCATTGCGGTGAACTAAGGCTTCCATTTAGATGCCCCCCGATTCATCGCTCTGCGCGTCTGATTTGTAAATGGTGTCGGCTTGTACAGGTTGCTGTACGACTTAGCATTCTGGCTGCAAATATAGCTGCTGCGGCCTTGCGTATTTGTGATCCATGTGTGCAAGCGTGAGTGGCTATTCTCTACCCACTCTTTGAATTCTTCGACTGTCATGTCTGCTGCGTTCTTCTTCATTTTGCTCTCTCCTTGTTTGAAGCAAAAAGAAAAGGGGCATCCCTCAGGACACCCCTTCTCGTCTAGCTTCTCTTATGCACGGATTGTAGGCGAGGCTTACTCAGCCCTAATACAAAGCCCCGTGCGGCCTGTATTCCTTAAAACGTATCAGCAGCATCCAATAGGCGGCCACTGTCTCGTATGTATTTAACCTTCCCGGCTACTCCGCATTCACCTGTGTGGCGGTTCTTCAGAACGTGCAGATAACGGTAGTCACCATCAGGGTCATCGGGGTCAACTTGCAGCCCGATAACAATGTCACTGACATGGGCAATACCGTGCGTACCACGCAGCTGGTTCAGGCGTACCTTAGCGCCTTCCTCATGCCCCTTATCGCCCTCTGGACGCCTCAGGTGGCTCACCATAATCATGCCTATCTTGAGCTGGCTGACTGCTGTTCTGAGAGCTGTAGCGGCTACATCTAAAGCCTTGCGCTCATCACCTACGTGCAGCCCACTGACCATGATGCTGATGTGGTCGAGTATGATCCACTCCACATCAAGAGCTTTGGCCATATAGTGGATGCGCTGGATGATGGTATCCACCTCGCTGCTGCCGAAGTGGTCAAACAGGTACATTGGCTTGTCACCATCAAACATCTCATCGAATGACTGATAGATATCTGCCAGCTCTACACCTTCCCGGTCTACAGCTATGTTCTTGTTCATGTGGATGCCCACCATAGACAGGATGGTTTTCTTGTTGCTCTCTTCGAGCATAATCATACCTACCCGGTGGCCTTCCATGTGCAGCTTGTAAGCTATCTCTCTGGCTAGAGTAGACTTGCCGACACCCGTGCCAGCACTTAGCAGAACAAGCTCCTCTTTACGCAAGCCCAGAGTAATCTCTGACAGTCTTTTGTAAGGGTAGCTGATGGCTGAGGCCGCATCAGCCACTGCCAAGGCATCCCGGATGTCGGCAGCGGCCACAATGCCATCTGGTCTGAAGGTTCTAGCTTCAAACACGGCACTGACAATCTCTCTGCCTCTGCCTTCCATCAGACACTCATTTGCGTCTTTTAGGGGAAGATTACATATCTTTGCTTTACCAACCGGGAGCAGCTCAGCAACTTGCTGGGCAGCCTTGCGGCCATGCTCATCCATATCGAAGCAAAGTACAATCTCATCGAAGCCGTTCACGTAATCCCAGTTGTCCTTGATTGCCCGGACAGCTCCCTGAGCGCCCTGAGGCAGTGAGCATACTGGCAGCTTTTGGATAACTTGCGCGATGGAACAGGCGTCTATCTCGCCTTCGGTAATAATAAGCTTACTACCCTTAGACCACTTGTGTGAACCGAACAGGGGCAGCTTACCGCCCTTGCCTACCACCTTAAACCGCTTATCCTTAAAGCGGATCTTCTGGGCAATCTTTACGCCATTCGCATCATAGTATGACGCAATCTGCACTGGCTCACCGTTGTAAGTACCAACCTCATAACCCATCTTCTTACAGGTTTCTTGGCTCAGTCCTCTAGCCGGGAGCGCTTCATAGCTGCCCGTGAGTAGGTCTTTTTGGAAGGTTTCTTCCTCTGCCGATAAACTGGATTTGCCAACTCCCTGCGTAAGGGGTTGGTAGTCGGTATCAAACTTCTTGTGCGTGTTACAGCTGAAGCAGTGCGTAGCGAAACCTTTGTGGCCATTGTCGTAAACTGCTCTAGCATCGCTGCTGTTACACAGGTCACAGGGCTCATGCCCTACAAACCTGCCTTCAGCTTCCTCGATGCCGTACTTGAGCATCTCCGTGTGATTGTATTCCATCTTTGCTCTCCTCCAGCCATTCATCAGGAATGGTCTTATGCGCCCACTTGAAACCGTGCTTGTCACACCACATGGCCAGAGAAGTAAGGCTGCCCTTGTACAGTTTTGCTTTCGCATTACTAAATACAAAGCGCAGGTCTATCTCTGGGCATTGGTCTTTAATGAGCAGGTGCTTTTGCCTGTCTGCGACAGTGAAGCGTCCTTTTGTTTCGATATAAAAAAAGCCCCCCGGCTTGGGGAGCTTGAAGTCTGGTGTATATTTCGCCAGCCGGGCTGGCCACTCGAAGGCCAGTTTGTCGGTTTCGAACAGCACCTCTAGGCCGCTCTCTTTAATTTGCCTAGAGGTGCATTCTTCGAGCCCGGAGCGGTAGCCAGCTGCTATGGCTCTAGCCCGTGTAGAACTAGAAGTTGGCCGCAAAGCCTTTCTCTTCTGGTTCTTCTTCGGAGCTTTCTTCCGCGCCATCGCTCATAGTCCCTTCTGAGGCAGTCCAGCCACCTTCTTCAGCATCGAAACCACCATCATCACCACCGTTGCCCTCTACCAGCTCAACGATTTGAACCTTAGTGAGCAGCAGTGACACACCTGTGTTCCCACTGAGGTCATAAGTGTTAATTACGCCACCCATCTTCAGAATGCTGCCACCCCAGATCTGTGGTAATTGGTCTGCTGGAATATAGGCACCAGTGCTGTCATAGACCTTTGGCTGGTACTGTGATTTAGCATTGATGATAATCATGTTTGCTTCTGCATCATCATCTGTCTGTTTGAATGGCATACGAGCTGTCTTAGCCCTCTTCTCGCCAAAATCATTCTTTGCCACTTGCATACAAAGGTCTTTCAGTTCCTTCATTTGCTCCACTGGCACACGGATGCCCACCTTATACTTAGGGTCTCCCTGCCCAAACGTGTCGGGCTTGTTTACGTATGGGTAAACAGCTGTGCCTTTATGTGTGGTAAATAGTGTTTTCGCCATTTTGTTTCTCCTTGTTACCTTTTGGCTTTTTGGTTCTCAGTGCGGGTGTCGCTTTTTCTTCCAACTCAGAAACAAAAAGACCCAGCAGCTCAGCTTGAGCGGCTAGGTCAGTTGGTATTGGTTTGTCTCTTTGTCGGAGCCTTTTTGCTAACTCCAGCACCCGTTCTCTTGGGTGCATTTAATTAATTCCTTTTTGGTTTTAGCAGTATGGGCGTAAGGGGGACATAAGTGTTCCCGGTCACGCAAAGCAATAATCACTGCTAATTACATCTTCAAGCTTGAGGTCACCCTTCGTTGGTACATCAGGTAGCTCTGCGATTTCTTCATCATTAAGCTTGTAATGGTCTATGAGCTGCTGCTTTATATCTGTGTAAATGCACCTTTCAGCGTACTGGTTAACAAATGTCTGCCGCACCAATTTGAATAACGTATCGGTATTGGCAGCGTGAGTGCCAAAACTATCGTGTATCAAAATGAAGTCAGTAACCTGATTGCGGTCAGTCAGACATGCCAGCACCGTTTCGCATAGGTGGCTTGCATCCAAGCTGTGAATGATATTTGGGGCAACAGCTGAGGCGCAGCTTTTAGTGTCTACCGCCTTGAAGTTGTCCTTCCGTAAAACCATCTTTGTACGCTTAACTTCTGATTCAGCTTTCTTGTCGTAAAGATAAATCTTTAGCTCTGTTTTCAGCTTCTTAAAATAGCTGTTATCTACAGGGAAGCCTATGGGCGTAAAGTAGCTGACAGTCTCATTCCTTGCCCCCATACATCTGGCCAGCTGCTGGAAGAATGCCATCCCTTCTCGCGCACCATCTACCACCTCACGGATACTTTCCATGTTGTTACGGGCTAGCAGCCGGGCAGCTGAAAGTGGATTACTGAAAGGATGCTTGTTCAATAGCTTTTTAGTTACATCACGCTTGAGCGGGTTCATAAAGTCATCCATCAGCTGGTCGGTAAAACCATACAAGCTAGAGCTGTAGCAGTAGGTCATTACGTTACGCTTGACCGTCTTGCGTCCTACACCGAACCGCTTCCATTCCTGTGCCTCTACGCTTGTATCATCTTGCATACGCGCAGCGGTCAGGTCAGCTACTACCTGATAAATGTCCTGTGGCTTATCAGCTGGCAGCAGATTGACCAAAGCGGCATCCCGGCTTGTGCGAGTAGCCGCAGCAAAATGCTGAATGCCACTAGCGCTGCCATCGAGATTAATAGCCAGCCCACTCTGATGCTCGATACCGTGCATCCAAAACCCGTAGAATTCTCTACATGCTGCTAGAAACTCAAATGGTTTATCAGCATCACCCCAGCAGATATCATGCCCGTCAGCGTAGGTGGCTTCGAAGTCGTTGCCGATATGTGCGAGGCGCTCAGCGTTGTCCATGACCCACGCTACCCGGTCAGCAAAACTAGCCTTACTCAGCTTGTTGAAATCGCCAGTAGTGGCAACCTGTACAGCCAGCCAGTATGCACCGCGTTCACCAAGTTTCAGCTTTTTAGAGAATAGGAATAGCGATTTGATATGGCTGCTGCGGTGCGTGTTTAGCATACAAATAGGATAGACCCGGCCACGGAAGTCAAACGAATGAGGTATAAAGAATTCATCCTCATCCACTAACGTGTCCAGTTGTGCGAGGTCATTAGCCATCAGGCTGCGGCCACTATCAATCTCACGATTAAGAGTTCTAATCTCATGTGCTTTCAATGCGTGTGCAGCTTTCTCATCTCCCGGAAGCTCATCAAAGTCATCCGGGTACTTGTGATAGTCTAGCTTTTCCCGTAGTGGGAAAGTATCACTAGGCTGAAGATTGTTATCATACGCCCAACGCATTGCAGCATTTGTGTATGGGTTAATCTGGTACCCGGTGCGCTGAATAGCATTTATAGCATCCAGAGCTGGCTGCATCCGGCCACTCCTAAGCGCAGCATTAATCATACCACGCTGTTTACGTGATGGGTTACGCACCAGTGGCGTAAGCATCGCCAGAGATGGGTCTAGATAGCAGCCGCTGTTTTGTGCAGTCCAATCACGCGGCCTTGTGAGCATTGGTGTGAACAGAGGTTCACTCCAGCTTATTCTCTGGTTGATGTTTGCAATCTCTTCTGAAGCGGCTTCTAACAGTCCGATATAGTAAAAGGTTTTACCCTTCTTGCCACGCACATCGTAAATCTCGAATACCTCAGACGCCTCTAGAATTGCAGACAGGATAGGTGCAGCTGCTTGGATCTGACGTTCAGTGTCCCACTTCTTATGCTCGAAACCATGCTTTGCAGCCTCAGCTTTGAGTACTGTTCTACGTTTCCAACTGCTACTAATCTTCTCCTCGACTTCTTTAGTTATGCGCTTAGCCAAATCTTTATCTTGAGCATAAAGATTGATAGCAAACTGCTCCATCTCAACGCGCATACCAATGCTATGTGCAACCTTGGTTCTCGTAGAGCGCTGCCCTACACCTTCCATACAACACACCAAACCAATGTAAGCTAGTAGCTCAGGATTAAGAGTGCCAAGGTCACTTACCCACTTATAGGGTCTATGCTGCTTAGGCTCTCTGGCTTCTTCTAGCCGGGCTCTAATGTTTTCTGTGACCTTTGTGATTGCAGCTTGCAGCACTTGGCTATGCGCTTTGTCGATATTTAAGTCTTTCAAAGCAGCTTGCCGCTGCATAAATCTATCGTGACCATCTTGCAGCATGGAATGCTCACGCTGAAGCTGGTCTAAAGTTGACCTTTTGTACATTTGATAAAGCTCCTCTTTGTCCCCCCGTGGATAGGCGTTAGGGGGACATAACTAAAACTGTAGTAATTAGGGGTGTTTCAGTGAGAAGAGGTTGTATCGATTAGCGGGTTGTTGGATGTAAGTAATCCAATGAACGCATAAGATAAATTAAGGGTGGGAGTACGGCCGGGCGTACCAGTGTAGCCCCTGTTGAATAGGGGCATTTTGGATATTTTACGATTACTAAAAAGTGTACTCCAACCATAATGGATTGAAGCAAATTGCTGATATAAACCACGATACATGCGGGGTGGGGCATGTGGTATGTTTTCCCAGTGTGCTGTTGTCATCCCAGCCATTTTGTAAATAGAAATCATGTTCAGCTCCTTCTTTTGATGATGCAGTTATCGCCTATAAATGACGCTAAATCAAAGCAAGCAGTTTAACCTTTTTATGTAACTCAGTTACCACCCGTTAGGCTACTTTTGCCCATAGCAACTTGGTAGTTTTCCATAGCATTTAGCCAGTACCTTATCGGCTTTCTCTGCACTGAAGATATGTGGAATTCAGTGTAGTCGAATAGTTGATTTACGAGCGGTGGTGCGGCCTTGTAGCCCTTCCCATCCTCTTCGATCCAGCCTTCAGCCAAACACTCTTCGACAATCTTCGCAGCTGCCTGTCTAGAGACTTGCAACTCTTTGGCTATGATGCTTTTTGTGTAAACCCGGTTGTCATGAGCAGCAACAAACATAAGTCGTGACATTGCATTTCTTGCTGGTGTCGAATTGAAATACCGCTGAATAGGAGTAGCATCGCGCTGGTTACGTGCTTGATAAATCTCTAGCTGCCATGCCGCTAAAGCAAGTGCATAACCTTTATGTAATTTCTTTTCTACATCATCCATTTGTTTACCCTCACGCGCTCTTAGCCAAATCAGCAGCGATAGAACGCATACTTGATGGCTTAATGTGGATATATTTAGCGGTAGTAGCCGGGTTCCTATGCCCTAGCCATTGACCAATGATATCACTATTAAGTTTCAGCTCATTAGCCATATGTGATGCAGCGGTATGCCGGAATACATGAAACACAAATTGCTTATCGCCCTTCGCAATTAAATAACGCATTCGATCCCAAAGTCGATAAAAAACCTTTTCGCTATAGGCACTACCTTGTAAATTAAGCGCTGCCTGTACGGCTCTGGGCTCGATAATTGGCACTGAGCGGTCATCACCATTCTTAGTATCTTGCAGGTCTACCCATAGAATACCGTCCTGATCACGCTCCAAATAGGCGTTAGTGCCTTTTATGAGACCTTGGATCTCGCCATGGCGTAGCCCTGTAAACCGCGCAAGTATGCACATGTCACGGAACCAGCTCTCTATGCGGTTACTGTTGATGTAATTGTCTATCTTTACCAACTCTTCAGCAGTAAAGTATCTGATGCGGTTCTTCTCCCGGTGCGTTTCGATTTCGAAATACTGATGCTCAAGGCCGCTCTTACGGGCGTGTGTGAGCAGCCGGGATACAGCTGCCACGTACCTATTTACGCTGGCCTTAGATAGCCCCTTACGCAGCTCTAAAGTGTCCATGAAGTCATAAAGCTTCTGAGCGGTTACATTCTTTATTTCTATCTGCGGATTGAGGCTACAGAATTGCTCAACCCGTCTAAATGCTTCTGCCCGGTGCTTAGCTGTACCTTTCCAGATACGATGTGAATTCTTATTGAGATAATCTTTTACTAACATTGAAGCGCTCCTTTGCGTTCCATTTTACAGCCACTCTCTTTTCATGGTTTGTATTTCAGTGAGTATTCGTTTCTGTGCTGAATTTAGACCTGTTTGATTTCCGTGTATCGTAGCCAGCACTTCAAGATAGCTTTGCAGACCTTCCCGATTAATGTGTTTTAGAACTGACATCTCTGTATCTGACAAATTGATGCGGTAGCCTTTTTTAAGTTTAGTTACTTTCATTAAAATGTACTCCAATCAGCTAATCTTATGCGTATAGGTCACCCAGTTCCCGGCAGCCCTGCATCCACTCCCGGCTCATGCAATAGGCAACCCCGTCCCGGCCATTCCGCTCAAAGTGGAACCCGTGGCGCTTATACCAGCGCTTTAGGTTAGCTTGGCTCAGGCCATCGTTACCGCAGCGGTCTGCTGTCAGATGAATGATCATGTTATGCCGGGTGGCTATCTTCATAAACAGGCTGAGGGCGTAGCTGCCATAGCCTTGTCCCTTATCCAGTGACTGTATAAAGCCCAGTGTCATCTCACCGTCTTTATGGTCATCAGTAAGCTCGATAGCTGCTACAGCCCGGCCTTGGTTATCGAGGAACACCCGGAGCCAATGTGAGAAAGGGTGCTGGATGGTAGCCCCGTAGATATCATCTACGAAGGCTTTGTTCTGGGGGTTATTATCCAAGCGGTTATAGTTAATCATTACACTAACTCCTCAACTGGTGTCAGGGGCTGGTTAGGCTTGAAAGCTTCGATACGCTTTTTAACTGCGTTAAGGTTTCTTTTGATATTGTCGAGGTCTACCCCCAACTGTGCTACTTGCGGTGTGAGGCCATGTTTCTCCATAGCTGTCGCATATCTATCGTTGTTCCTTTGCAGCATCCCCTCTAAATGGGATACAAACCAAACCAGCTTATTAGCACTGCGCTCGTATGGCAGATTATGGCTACCAATGCAGACACCATTTTGCCAGCCATGTTCTAAGGTGTACCCATGAGCTGCAATCCGGCCTGTCTTTACATCCAGCTTATGCTTCCGGCCACATATCTGACATGAGCCAGCATGGGTAGCTTGACGCTCTGTTGTACGGGCTGGGGCTTTAGGCTTAGGAGTAGGCTTAACGATAGGCATTGCTTTGATACGCTGCTGCTCACGCTGTAGGTAGAACACTCTCCCGGCAGCGTCATTACCTAAAGCGGCACATAGCAAGTCGAAGTGCTTCTCATGGCGGCAATGACGCAGCTCCATAGGAATGTCGAACCAATTGTACCCGGCAGCTTCTAGAGCCTTCAGGTCACGCTTTTCACGCAAGCACTCGTAAGCGCGTTGGATACGTGTAAGGCAATCCTTATGAGCTTGCTTGGTAGCAAACTGCTCAGCAGCACACATATCATGTGCCACTGAAAGATTGTATTCATATGTATTCTTTGAAGGGTCGAGATAGTAAGTCATTACGCAATCTCCCGCTTACCCAGAGCATCCCACTCAGCGCGTCTAATCTTCATTTTGATATTGGAGAATGCTTCGCAGATACGAACGTGCTTACGGCCTACGATGACCCAGCAAGCTCTACCGCCACATATTGGCAGCCGATTGATATACAAATCGACATTAAACAGCTTGGCTGTACGCCAGCTTGCAGACTTTGGCTTTGATTGTTTGAATAGTTTACCCATGTGATTCGTAGCTCCTTATTTCACATTATGGAACTACTTGTGTGTAAATCTTAGGGAAATACTGGGGTTCTTACCCCCAACCTGCTGATTAGAAGTCAGCTGGCCGCACAAGTAGATGACCCGATCATACCACATTGGCTCAATAGTGTCAAACGCATACATATAGGGGGACATAAGTAAAAAACAAAAAGACTGCTAATAGACTACAACAGGGGATCTGTACGGTTGCCTACGTCTGCGGTTTCTTAGGCGGCTAAAGTTGAACCACCTGCCGCCATTAACTCTTCTCGTTGCCAAGCCAAAGTCCGAAGGCACCGCTGATGGCACCTGTGACGGTAGCAGTCAGAGCGGTAGCCTGTGTGCTTACCTCATCTTGAGGCAGCGCCATGAACCAGTATAGCACCTCTACATACATATATAGCATTACAGCCATCACTGCGCGGGGCAGTAGTTTCCATGCTAAGATGCGCTCCATAGTATATGTCATTTAGTGTCAGTCCTCTTCGACTTGTCAAAGCTCCGCATTCCAGAGATGCCTAACATACCAAACATAAGTGGCATCATTACGCTCATGTCAGCTTGGGGGATTGTCACACCAAACCCGGCAGCGATTGGCGAGACCATGTAATTCACTGCTAGCGATATGCCACAGATCCACCCAATAAGGGGTCTCCAGCTGGACTGAAACCAATTGCCCTTCGCGTCTGCTTTCAGCACTTCTATTTGCTGAAGGGCTATTTCCTGAGCGTGTTTATCGGCCATGGTGGCCAGCTCGAATGAGAGCTTCTGCTTTGTGTCAGCGTCAGGTACAAACTTATCAAGGATGCCACTAACTGCGGGTATAAGAGCTTGTATCATGTTGAACTTCCTTCACGCTTGCAGACAGCCCCTTTTATCTCTGCGAATGGTGCTACATTTGCTATATGCTTCTGCATATCTGCTAGCCGTGCAGCGCACTGCTGTTGTGTATGATGGGGGCTATAATTATCCGTAGCCACTACGCAATCGCCAGCGGCTAGACAAAAGAATACCATTGCATAATACATTCAGTTTCTCCTGAACCTGTGACGTAAAAAGACAATGACGTTTATGAGTGTGTTTAAGGTGACCATCGCCACCAGCCAGTACTGCAATTCAATCGGCATGGCCGCGTATCATTTCTGCATTCCGGCCTGAGCGGTTGGGTAGCGTGGCAGCGTAGCGGCTGCGTAGCAGCTCATCAGCAGCCTTGTCATATTGGGATGTACGGAGCAGCTCTAAAGTCTTAACGAAAGTGAGCAGCTTCGGTACGCCCATATTAAAGGCCAGATCGATGAGTACATCTTGTATCCCGGATGGGGCGTTATCAAACCAGCTGAGGTTCTGCCGCAGCTCTCCCACGCAGATATCGATGTCCTCATCTAGCATCTGGTCGATAGTGATATCAGAGATACCCCTGTCCTCTAAGTTGCGCCCCACGCCTATTGAAATCTTATCTGCACTGCAACGGTAGGGAAAATGCTTCTTGCCCTCTTCTTGTATCAGCCGTTTCTTTACTTTCGCTAAGTCCATATGAATGCTCCCACAAACGCTAATGACATTAGAGCCGCGCAGCCTAATGCTATTGCGATAGATTTGATTGTTTCTGTTAGTTCATGCTGTTGTCTGCGCTTTTCCATTGCAGCTCTCTTGGCTGCTTCACGCGCTTCTTGAATTCTACGCTGACGTTCAGCGAGTATCATCTGCCAAGTGCCATGGCCAAAACGCATATCGATTTCCACGCCAACTTGGCGCAGCTTTTCTTGTGCCAGCTTGTGGTCGATAATCTCTTGAGCTACGTTTTGAGTGCTGAAGTTACTGTGCTTGTCTTGCTTGTTGCGGGCGGCCATGGCTTGCTGTTCACCTTGGAATAGTAGCTCTAACTGGTCACCCATTTCACTGACGCTGTTGTATGCGTTTATCCCCTGCTTAATACCATCCGCGATTTTAGTTACTAAGGCTATTCCAGTGAGCGCTGCGGTAACCGGGTCTACCATTTCATTTACCTTTCCAAGCTCTCCAAAGTTTGGTGCATACATACACAATAGAGACCAGCCCTAACACTAGCGCGATCCACTGGTTAAGGGCGGGCAGCCAAAGGGGGCTACTGACGCCCCCGGTAGCAATCAAGATGTCATGCTGGTTCATTAAGCATTCTCCAACGCAACCACACGCGCCAACAGTGCATCATAGTCGCTTTGCAACTGGTCGTGCTTGTCGCTCAGTTCACGCAATGCCTTCCACAGAATTGGGGTCATATCGCCCATTGTAAAACGCTGAACATCAAACCCTTGCAAATCGTCTGTCTCAGCAAAGCTCACACGCGCATCTGAGTATTGCGATGGTAATTCAGCCGCTACGTCTTGAGCTACAAAACCAAACTCACGCTTTTCAAACTTCTTCGTAGCCGCTTCATAGTCCGACTGATTAAACGTGTAGCTTTGCTCTAATTCAGGGTCATCAGAAAGTTGCTCGTCAGTGTACGCTGGCACATAGTATTCGTTGCGGTTGTTCTTGTAGAACGCTTTAGGCTCAACTGCGTTCACAAAGTCCAAGCCTACAGCCAGTAATTCGATTTGCGTTTTGTCTCGTCTGTCTGAGACAGATGAAATGCTGGTATCTTGGCATCGCAAGTCGGTAACACTGCTGTTTCCTAGAACGAATTTGTTTGCAGATGTCGATTGCGCTTGTTGGCCAATCGCTGTTGCATTAGATGCCGAACAATATGCCGAACGGCCTAACGAGGTGCTTCCTACTCCACTAGCCCAAGCCTGATGGCCTACAGCCACAGAAGTGCCGTAAGTGTAGGTTGACATTCCGATTGCTACACAATTAAGGCTCGCTCTTGCGTAATAATGATTGCTACCACTTGAATAGCCACTGCCAATCGCAATACCGCCGCCGCCTAAACACTCTGCTTTGTAGCCAATCGCAATTGGGTAGTTATTTTGACCATTTGTTACGGTTGAATAACCAATAGCTATTCCTTGCTGGTCATCCCCATCATATCCAGCATCATGGCCTATACTGATTGCACTATTGCCATTGGTTCGTGCTTGATAACCAATCGCAACAGAAGCAAGGCCATTAGCGTGTGCTGAACCACCCATAGCCATAGCATAGAAATCGTTTGTGTCTACTGTCGCTGCACCTGTGTCCGCTTGGAATGTAATACCAGTGATACCGCCACCACCGCCTCCAGCTACCGCAGTATCGACATAATCTTTGGTTGTTAAGTCCATGCTTTGCGTAGGTGTGTAACTGGCGTTACCAACCAGAATTGAGGTAAAGCCGTAAGTTGCGTTGTTTGCACCTAGCATTAATTGGTTAGTGGTTGTTGCCCCAGCGTTGTATCCCAGAGCGGTACTATAGCTTTCGTTAGTGCCAACACCAGTTAAAGCACCTATAGCAACACCACCTGCTGATTGCGAATTTGCATTATATCCAATTGCAGTTGAATAGTTCGCACCAGAAGTCGTAAATCCTGTAGACCCCAGTGCAACTGAATAGTCAGATGCGATTTGTGTATTACGGCCAATTGAAATCGAGTCTGACCCAGACACTGTTGCAGGATTTGCGAAATATGGGTCTACCTTTACATAATCCGCAGCAGCGAAGGATGTTCCGGCTGAAACTGTGGTTGGTTTCCAATAAGAGTTGGTGTTATCCCACGTTAAAACTTGGCCGTCTGTCGGGCTGGAACTGGTATTAACGTTGGACAGGCTATAGAGGCTTTGTCCTGTGATGGCAGTCAGATAACCGCTATCATTCGTCCACTGTGAAATGTTACCAGATTTGTTTGTAAAAGTGGTTGTGCTTGATGCTGTAGCGTAGCTACTCAAGTCGGGCGGTGTATATGTGAAAACGCCTGTCGTGTTGTTGTAGCCAAGTGAGCCACTGCCAGAAGCTACACCAATGTTAGCAGACAAATCAGTCAGTGCGATACCGCCACCTGCGCCAGCCACTGCTGTATCGACATAGCTTTTGGTAGTTAAGTCCATCGAATTGCTAGGGGTATAGTTTGTGTTACCCACTTGGATGCTGGTTAAGCCCGCGCTTGTGTTAGCCTGACCAAGCATTAACTGCCTTGAGGCTGTAGTGGTCGCACCACGCCCTAAAGCTGTACTGTATGTATGGGTGGATGAAACATTTGTATCGTAACCAAGCGCGGTACTGCTCTCTGCCAACGCTTCTGCAAAGTGGCCTAGACTTACTGCATATTGGTCTGTTGAATCTGCACTAAGGCCAACCGCCAGTGTTCTGAGGGCAGTCGCTGTTGCCCCTTCACCAATAGCGATACTGTTAATGCCACTCGCTGTTGCGGCAGTAGTATTTGAAGCGGCTAACCAAGCTGGTGCTGAACCACCGCCACTAGAGGCAGGGGGTGTGAAGGTAAAGACGCCTGTGGTGTTATTGTATGCCAGTGAGCCGCTACCTGATGCTGCATTATTAGTTACAGACAAGTCAGTCAGTGCGATATAGCTGGACAAACTAGGTGTCCCAGTTAAATCGCTGTATGCGCCAGAGGTGGCAACTGAGGCAAGGCTAGCTGTTGTGGCATAGCTAGAGAGATCTGGTGGTATAAAGTTGAGTGTTGCACCGTTTGCTCCCGGTATATATGAAATCGAACCACCGCCTGATGCTGCATTATTAGTTACAGTCAGGTTTGATGGTGTAAGTGCAGTAGCATACTCAAGTGCAGTACCGCCTGAGTTAGCCCTTAGAAACTTGGTTGCAGTGAATGATGATGGTGTATCTGTCAGGCCAGTAAATGTTGCTGAGCCGCTGCCACCACCAGAGGGCGTGATAGGCTGCCAAAGTGAAGTCGAAGTATCATAAGTTAAAACTTGACCATTAGCTGGTGTAGCATTGCTGACATCATTCAAACCACTCAGCGTTGTAGCACCACTACCCCCAGAAGGTGCAGCTACGAATTCGAGTGCAGTAGCGCCTGAGTTTACAGCCAGATACTGCCCGGCTGTACCTAGTGATGCAGGGGTATCAGTTAGCCCGCTGAATGTGCTAGAACCACTACCGCCAGAAGGCGCAGCAACAAACTCTAATGCATTGCCGCCAGAATTCACCGCTAGATATTGTCCTGAAGTACCCATAGAAGATGGGGTATCGGTGAGGCCTGTAAAGGTGGTCGAGCCGCCAGTGCCAGACGCTGTCGATGCAATGGTAAGTGTGTTTGCACTGTCATTATAAGTAAGCGTGATATTAGACCCGGCAGTGAGCAAGTTACTCACCCGGTCATCAACGCGCTCATTTGTGAAGTACAGATTGCTGCCTTCGCTTAGGTCAGTTGTCGTTGATGAGGTTTCATCTAGCAACTTGTGCCAGCCGCCACCGTGAGCAAAATAGCCCTTACCTGTTGAATGTACATGGGCGAACATGCCGTGATAGGTCGATGCTGATGGCAAATTGCTTTCTTGGCTGTACATATTACCAAACAAAACCTTGTTGCCCTGCATGTCTAAATCACCAGCGGTGATATCATAAAAGTCAACGCCTGTTTCGTAGTTGTTAACTCTCAGCAGCTGGTCTGCATAACCAGTGAAAGCGGAGGGTGTATCAGTCAGCCCAACAAAGTCAGTTGAACCGCTGCTAGCTTGTGCAGTGCTTGCTATAGTCAGCGTATTAGCAGCATCATTGTAAGAAAGGGTAATATTGCTTCCAGCTGTAAGCAGGTTATTCACACGGTCATCAACGCGCTCATTTGTAAAGTACAGGTTACTGCTGCCTTCAGTCAGCCCGTCAGTGTTCTGTAGATTGTTTGCTGAGGCAGTTACGTCCCAGCTGCTTCCTGACCAAATATAAAGCTGAGAAGTACCCGTATCAAAGTACATAGATCCAAGTTGTGTAGTAGACGGGGCAGAAGAATAAGCGCCTAGATAATACTGCTGAAAGCTGTTCAAGCTATTCTGTGCATTAGTGGCGCTTGTATTCGCACTTGTTGCACTGGTTTGCGCTTGTGTAGCACTTCCAGCAGCCTGTGTAACTGCGGTCTGAATACTGTTTTCTACAGCAGGGGTTGACCCGCTGCTTTTATAAAAGCTGCTGGTTGACATTAGTGTGCATCCTCATATCTGTAAGCTGGGGCTATCTGTTGAGTAGAGCCGTTCAGCTCTTGGTCATTTGCTTGCTCTTGAACCTCTTGTAGAAACGCTTGGTACTTTTGTTCGAAGATAGACGCACGTTCATCGAGGTAATAATCTGCGGCATATGTAAGTGCAGCATAAATCAACAAGTCAGGGGCTGAAGTGGTTAGGGCGTTAGTGTCGGCATCAGCCGTTAGTGGGTCAAAGTCACCGTAATAGTATAGTACCAGTTCACCATCACTCGGCTGCGGATGGATAAATACTGATTCTTGTTGTCTTGTAAAATGGGTTGGGCGGCCAGCCACAGGGCTTTCTGTGTAGGCTCTAAATTGCGAATTAGGCAGTCTAATCAAAACGCGGTTCTTATAATACAGGTCGATGAATTCGATAAAATCAGACGGTAAAGTAAAGGCCGCAGTTTGTGATGTTAGAGTTATGTTTTGCACCTGCTCATTCATACCTGCTCTGAGCTGCCGGGATACCCTGCGGATACCCTGCCCTACAAAGGTTTCAGTTAGGGCTGCGGTATTATCAGAGCGGTTCAGTAGGCTCTCAAAGTGTGTCTTAACTTCACCATAGTTCATTGTTATGCACCATATCGTTTAGGTTGCTTCTTCTTAGCTGGCTTGGCAGTCTTGGCTGCTTTCTTGAATTGTGCAGCTGTAGGGGCTCCCTTAGAGCCCGGCTTACGCATCTTCTCGCCACTACCAGCTTTTATTCTGGCTCTCTTCTTGTGAATGTTGGCATACAATCCATTGCCCATTTTAATACCCCTTCTTCGCTTTCTTCTTGCATTTACCAGCGCGTTTACAAGCCACAGTGCTGCGGCAGCCTCTACATGGTTTCATCATCTAACTTCTCCGGGATTTCTTGCCGCTGCACTTCCACTTCTTCCGGGATAGTCGCAGGGGGCTGTTTGGGTCTCTGGCGGCAGCCGGGTGTTTCTTCATTTGCCCATAAGAGCGCGAACAGTAGCTGTCACCACGGCTGGTGCCGGGTGCGATAGTATAGCCCTTAGCACCATACTTGACCGTCTTAGTGCGGCCTGTTTTAGGGTTCTTAACCTTCTTGCTATACTTCTTTTCGGCCATCTCTAAACTCGCTTACCTGTCGCTAGGAAATCTTCTAAGCCCTCCGCTTTGAGCTTCTTGACGATATCGGCTGGCTTTATGTTTCTATCACCTAAGATATCGAAGCCCTCGCGCATCCATTTCTCGACAACTACTGTTGGGATGCTGGCCACTTTCATAAACTCACCCTCGCGGGTCTGTGAGCTGGTGTGGCGCATATCAGCGAGGTTACGTAGGAAACTGTCTGGGATATGCTGCTGGTGCTTTCGGTGTACTCCGTCAGCGTTATCAGCGTAAGTGGTATCGATGCCAATTAAGCTTGGCTGTTTTTTATCAGTCATTATTCTGTCCTTGGGATGAAAGGTGACAGCCTCAGTAAGGAGAGCAAAACCTGAGACTGCCACCTATTATATTAAGCAAAACAAAAGGGGCATCCCTAAGGACACCCCTATTCGTTGAGCTTTATGTGCAGAACTTACGTCAGGTCAGTGATCATACCGTCAGCTGAGAAGTTCATATGCTTTAGTGAGTATTCACCCACAACAGCATGTGTGTCGGCATCGGATGTCTTTGCCAACAGTTCGCGTGTAAACGGACGCAGTACAACTGAGCGCCACATTGCAGGGTCAATTAAGAATGCGTGTGTGGATAGCTGCTCACGGTTAAGTACAACACGTAGTTCGCCAAAGCTGGACACATACAGGTCAATTACATTTACCAATGCAGTGCCTGTGTCGAAGTCTCTGGTACGCCCAGAAGCTGCGGCAAAACCCGAAACGCGGGTGGCGTCAGCGGGCTTAATCATAAGTACGCTGGGGTCTGATCCATTGTTGTAGCAGTCCTCATGCAGCTCAAGAAGCTTAGCTTCAGTCAGCGCTGCTGTACCCTGTGAAACAGATGTTGAAATCTGCTCAGTGGCTGAGGCCATTTCACGGGCTGCTGTTGATGTACCTGTTACAGCAGGGTTAGCTACACCAACATATGCGAATTCTAAGTCTTTTTTTATCGACTTCAGAACCTTCGATAGTTGGTATGCGGTTTCTTTAGCTCTACCATAGAGTGCTATGGCATCGGCTGTCGCTGTGACCTCAAAAGTCTCGCTCAGCACCTGAGTATTGTTAGTACGCATTGTTGTTGGCGAGATTGTGCCAGCTGAGAAGGTGTGACCTTCAATTTGTGCATTAGCACCACCAGCGCGGATCGTATCTTCTTGCCATTCGAACACACGGGCTGAGCATTTCTCTTGCTTAATCAGTGTGGTAAATGGAGTAGATGTTGGCGAAATGTTTGTAATTATTGAGGAAACGTCCTCTTTAATTCCGATCTGGTCATATGTGGTGAACTGAGCCATTGGATTAAATCCCTTCTATTATGTTAAGGCTGTTAGTTACTGTTCCCAGCGAGACATAATAAGAGCGGTGACATCATCCGGGTCGCTGCTTGCTGCTGCTTTGGCTGCTAACTTTCTCTGTTGTTCAGTACGAGCGGCTGTTGCATTCTGTGGTGCCTTCTTAGATTTCAAGACACGCTTTGCAGGAGCTTTTCGCTTTTTAGTTGCAACCTTCTGTGCGGCATCAAACATACGAGCCTTATTAAGAATAGACACTACAGCAGGGTCTACAATGGTATCTACCATTTCCTGTTGTAGTCCTTGGCCTACTGCGTAAGCCCGGATATCGTTGTAGAGGTTGTTAGACCAATCAGGTATAGTTTCCTGTAGTGTCTTAACCGCCTCTGTTGCCTGTTCTCTAAGTTGTGCTTGCTGCTGTTGTTGCAGGTCACGGAAGTAGCTATCAGCCTCTTCTTTTACAAACTTGAGGTTATCCTGAGCGTCCTTAGCTTCTTTGCGTAATTGGGCAAAGTCACCGTCAGATAGCTGCTTGGATGCAAGCATCATATCCACCTCTTCATAAGGCCTAGCGCGTTCTTCAGCTTGCTGTATTAGCCGCTGGAAAACTACGCCTGTTTTCTGGATTGATGATTCAGCTTCTTTTCTTAGTTTCGCTGCTTCTTGAGACTTACGAGTGAGTGAAGCTTCCTGTCCGTAGAGGCGTTTCAAATCCGTTACTGATGCTTGTACTACGTTACCGTCCACAGTGATTTCGACAACTTGCTCATCAGCCAATACTTCGACTTCAGTAGCTTCATCATCCTCTTCTGCTTCTTCTTCCGTAGATGCTTCTTCAAGGTCAGTATCTTCCTCTTCTTCATCCTCTATTTCTTCTTCAACTTCTTCATCCGATAGCTCTAGCTCTGTCTCTTCAGCTTGAGTATCGGCTGCCTCTGCTTCTTCTGGTTCAGATACCTCAGCCTGAGGGTCTTTCCATCTAGCAAGAATGGCTTCTTCTGGATCTTCCAGACCTGTTAAAGGGTCTAAAGGTAAATCCATCTGTTGTGAGGGGTTTTGCTGTTGGTCGCTCATGGTAGACCTATTCCTCTTCGTTGTTGTCACGCTCTATCATCTGGTTACGCACCTGAACGCGCTGGTTCAGTGTAGCCATGATGTCTGTTAGGCCTCTGTATTGGTTATAGATGCGCTCACGCTCATCTGTAGCTTCCGGCTTTGTATTTACAAACTGGCCGAATGATTGCTCTACGAGGCTGTTTATAATTGTGATAAAGGTTTCTTGATTCAGCATTGCTTCTGCATCATCGCCCATCTTTATCAGGGTTTCATCACGGACTTCCTCTGGTGATTTAGTCAGCTCTTCTTTAACTTGGGTTGCGTTTGCTTTGGCCATCAGTTTCTCCCTTAGCCTGTGGGTGACACAATTCCGCGCTTATCTTCGGTAGTCTTGAGTATCTCAAGCTCACCAAGGTCGATGCGCTTCTTATGTGCCAGTTGCTCTTCTTTCAGATCCATACTGTCAGAAGCTATTGAGTGCTGGGCTTGTACCTTCATGGCTTCAAGCTCCAACTTTAACTGGGCTATCTGTGCATCAGTTGATGCCTTTAGCTCAGCTATCTGGGTTTGCCGCTCCTGAAGCTCCATTTGCTTCATGGCCATCTGTTGCTGCATCTGCTGTGCAGGGTCAGGCTGCTGTGGCGGCATTTGGTCTGGTCGTGTGATGTAGTCATCCACGTTCAATACGTCTTGTTTCTCAAGCAGCATTTTCATCAGCTTGTAACGGTTCTCTGGCGTATAGAAAGGCTGCAAGGCAGGGTCTTGGCTAAACAGCTGGTGTATAGCTAGGTACTTACCTGCTTCCCGCTCTTTCTCGCCATAGCCCAGCGACAGCTCTACAACTACATCCCTTCTATCGTCCCATGTTGATGGGTTAACTGGGACGTATTGACCTGCTAGCTGTACTATCTTCTCTTCTGCCTCATTCTCCAGACAGAGGCGGTAAACCTCATGGAATAGCGGGCGTAGGAATTGATTAGCGAACTGTCTAGCGATTACTTTCTGCCGCTGCTGCGACATGCTAGATAGCTGCTCAACTAGGGCAGCACTATTTTGCTTACTAACTGCATCTTTGTTCATGCCCTTAGATAACCCGGAGATGCCGCTGGTATCTTCTGCGTCATCTTCTAAGAGCTGTAGGGTCTGGAAGATAAAGGGGTTTAAAGGTGATTGTGGCAGCGCAGATATAGCATCAGGTCTGGACACATTGACGAGGCCTCCGATCCTTGCATCGATCAGCTCTCTGGGCGAACTGAGGCCGCCCTTAACAACCATATACCGGGGGTTATTAGTCATTACAGCGTGGTCAAGGATGCTGCGCGTCAATACAGACCGGGCGTTCTGTGTGCCTATCAGCTTGTCAGCAAAGTTAGAGCCGTAGAAAGCGTGAGGGATAGGCAGCGGGGTGAATACACAGAAAGGCATTCTATCCACTTCATACATATCCAGCAGGGCATTCCCGGCCTTGCAAATCTTATGCAGCCGGGCGATACCAGTGCCATCAGGGTCTAGCATTATGTAGCACTCATAGACCATAACGCTGCGTACTTGGTCTTGGTAACCACGAGCAGAAAAGCCCCGGTCAGCACCTATGTCATCATGCCGGGCTAATACTTCAGGGTCGGTCTCCATTTCGACATCGCCATGCTGAGTAGTTCCAATCTTTGAGATTAGCTCTTCATCATAGCCCATCTCACGCAGCTCAGTGAGCGTCTTACGCTCTCTGTGAGCGCAGAAATTAATGGTATCTAGCGAGACCGCCTGTGGCTCAATTATGAAAGTCTCAGGCGCAATAGCTTCTACTACCACTTGGCTTTTATCAACTGCCCGGCTTATCTGGCCGCTGTTGAGCCCGATAGCATCCCGCTCGTTCTCTTCAAGCTCTACAGCTTCATCAGCTAGTAGTATGTCCAGCTCTTCATCTGTAAGGCGGCTAAACTCTTCTAAGGGGTACTCTGTGCGCTCATCATAATACACTTTGGCTACCCCACAACGGGCAATCAGGCCATCGTGGATCACGCTTGACATTACATCGAAGAAATCATTTTGCCTGAACAGAACGTAATCAGTGTACTCACTGGCAACCTCAGCGCTGACTACATCATCAGCGTTTTGTGGAGCAAAGTGTACAATCTTACGGCCAGCTGCGAATGTTTCCAGCAGCGCTGCTTTCATGCTGTTAACAGCGTCATACACATCCATAGAAATGTATTTACTGTTGCCATCATGGGCTGGCTTTGGCAGCTCAGCATTATAGTATTCAGTTACCCGCTTACGCTCCCGCGATAGCTCTGAATCATAATAGCCGACTGAGCGTGATACGTTATCGTCTACAATAGCGACAACCTGCTCATCATTTAGAGGCTTATATTCATCTTTATGCGCCATAATTATACCATCTCAATGTAAAGTTCATTTGGGGTCTCCACGGGTTCCCACGCGCCCTCATGCACGTAGTTCGCCAGAGCTAAGCTCATCACACAGTCATCAAAGCAAGAGGGCTCAGCTTCCATGCTGCCGCTCTCTGTGACGATATAAGTGAGCATTTCTCTGATAGTGGTTTTGTCATTTAGCTCCAGCTCACACTCACGCATTGACGCCCGGAGCTGGTCTATGATTAGAGGTTTAGTTTTAGCTGTTGTGCTGAAGCCTAGCTTTACGGTCTCCCGGTCAGTAAGCTTGTCATGCTGCACTTCAGTATAAAAGTTGGGATAGTTAAGGTCTTTACCTAGCCGGGTGCATGTCAGGATGCCGTGGCCGTTATTCTCTACAATGATAAATGCTTCATTATAGTAGTCACCCAGCGCGTATAGCACCTCCGCAAAGTAGTCAGGATGCACTTGGCCTCGCCATGTAGCCACCTGACGTTTCTTGCTATCGAGTACTTGAGCCACACTAAAGTCACCATTTCTAACTCCCATCGCTACGTCAGCGCCAATGATATATCGCTCACCCTCATCGTGGTCTCTGTAAGTGGTAAGCTCACCACGGGCATGATTTACCCATTCGTCTGTTTCTAATGCCAGCCGCTGCTTTACATCCCGTGTATCATCTAGCAAGTCTACGAGCTGGTCTGGATTGAATACAGGCCGCCCGGTGGTAAGGAAGGCCTCATCTGGGTAGCTGGGAAACTCTTGCCGAAAAAGGTCGATGCCGTTTTGCGCTATCTTACGTCTACGAAACATAAGCTGCTGGTCATCGAGCTTGTACTTTTCTACCAGCTCAGTTTCTTCCGGGGTTCTCTCAAACTTATCTGGTACAGCCTCCCGGTACTCCGGGTCTGTAAACCACGGTATAAAGACCGGGATGAAACCGTTAGTACCATCTTGGGCTCCCTTCCACATATTGTAGAAAGTCCCATTTACGCCATTAGCCGTACTCTCTACGAATACTGCTGTTCCCTCAGCGTTTGGTACAGCCTGTATAAGGCCATTCCATGTTTCTTCAGCATTACTTTTAGGCCAGAAAGCCAGCTCTGATGCGTGGACGCAGGTAAGGGTCTCTCCCCTGCCAACCGCTTCGCCCCCAGCTGTTGCGACAATGTAACTGCTATCGAGAACGTCAAAGCTTAACTCCCGTCTAGATGAATACTTAGTGGATGGTTTTAGTATCTCAGGACAATTCTGATGATATCTTTTAGTCATATCAAACAGCGCTCTGGTACTGTCGCTATGGTGGGTAATCACCATTGCTTTACGCGCTTTGTTTTGACTTACACTGAAATAGAGGTAGCCGCCCACATAAGTGGATAGCCCCTGCTGCCGGGCTTTCAATATTATGACCCGTATCTTACCTTCAGTTTCAAGCTGTCTGGTTATTGCGTCATCGAGTATTTGTTGGGCGTTATTTAAAACTAAAGGGGCTACATCGCCCCTTTTTGTTCTAATCTTTAATGCTGCTTTAGAGTAATATGCAAAATCAGTGTGTAGTCTCTTGCGGATCTCTTTCAGCTTCTTGTCCATTGGTTTGCTCTTCCTGTAGTAGCCCTTCTAAGAAGCTCTCAGCCTGACTGATAGCCATCTCTGATTTGCTAGCTGGTTTCTGTTTAGTGAAATCGAGTACAAGCCTAGCTGCTGCCAGCCTGTCTCTGGTGGCATCAGGTGAACGCATCACCTCTACAGCGGTGGTTAGAGCCTCTTTGGCATAATTATCTTCTACGCCTATCTTCTTAGCCATAACATCTACTACCTTTTCTGCTTCGCCTCTCAGCTGCTCCCTGAGAGGTTCTATGGTGTGTTTACGATGCCCATCAGGCACCCCTAAAGGCCTACCAGCGTTCTTACGCTTTTTGGTAGACCACTCTTTGCGTTTAGCTCTCCCCTCTGGTGTTTCCATCAGGGTTGCAAAGTAATTCTTTTTAGGGGCTCTTTGTGGGTGGCTGCCATTGCCATATCGTGGCGGGGCTTTTGCCCGTTGCTTTCTTGGTTTATCTGTCATATAAGCTCACCTCATGCGGTTCCGTAGCTCAACTGGATAGAGCAATTGACTTCTAATCAATAGGTTGGGGGTTCGAGTCCTCCCGGAATCGCCAATCTTATATGGAGAGTGCGCCCTGTCCTAAGGCTAGTGCGCCTTTCTTTTGCTCTTCCTCTTCTTCGCCCAGCTGCATAGTCGCAAGGATTGTTGCTACTACCGCAGCAAACGGTGCGCTATAGAATTCTACAAAGTTGGAGCTTGGCGCACGGGCGCTATTAAGCATTATCTGCACAAACCTAGCAGCGTTAGGTGCGTTCTTCTTGAAGCCTTTAGGGTCTGTAAGATACATCCCAATCATGTCAGCTGCTAGCTCCTGAGGAGTATGGAGATAACCTGTTTCATGTTCTCTCATCTCTCTAAATCTCTCATTTTGAAATGTTTGCATCTCAGCTGGAGAATAGCCCCTCTTACGCGCGTTATGGATACGGCCAGCCATCTCCATATATTCATCACGAACCCTAAAATCCCCAGCGTAGTTAGATAGTATGCCCGTCCTCTGCATATTAAGTACTTCATCTATAATATCTTGAGCATCTTGCTGGGTCACATTCATTATTGTGCCACGGTCTGCCGGGTTCTTTCTAGAATGACCGCTGGTTGCGTCTATAATCTGTGTCAAATACCCTCTAAATGTTTCGGTGAAGGTAGAACGTGCGTAACGGACGCTCCCCTTTCTATCTAGGTATGCTCCCATTTGAGCTGGCTTTTCGGCTGCTTGATAGGGAAGGCGTTCAATAGCATGGCCTAGCTCATGCATCATTACGAAGATGCTTTCAGCCAAATCCATTTTATAGGTTTTATTAGGCGCAAGACCCATGATAAAACCTTTAACTCTCTGGCCTGTAGTCCTGTCCATTACATCACCATCTGGAGATGGAACAACAGCATTTAGACCTTTAGCTTTACCTTTGAGTTTATTGCGAGTACGCGCATGCAAGTCCCTCTTCATGTCAGTAGGGTTCTTGTACATTAAAAATGCGTAGTTTAGAGCTTCGGCTATTTTCTGCGCTGCTTCAATTGTCAGACCATTCTCAAACGGTGTACCTGACATACCAACAGGAATAGGCTGGCCGCTAGCAAATAAGACTTCAATAGCCTCTAATTGTTGTCTGATGAGATCAGCATCGGCCGGTCTGCTGGGGAGCGTGGCAAGCCCACCGGATCCACTGTCGAACCCTCTGCTATACTCAATGACTGTTTCTTCAACGCTAGTTCCTCTAGCCCCTGTATCAGCGCTTCCATCTTGTCCGTCTGGGCTGCCTGTTCCACCAAAGAGCCTGTTTCGCTCTGCATCGGGGAGTGCTTCTTTGATCGCATCGTCTGAAATCCCTTCTTTATTGGCTGCAAGTATGGCTGCATCCAGATAATCGTTATCCTCACCTTTGCCTTTTGCAACGCCCAGCTTACGCGCCAGCTGCTTTTCCGGGTACCACATTAAGGCTTGGAAGTCAGCTGTATTTATATCATATCCCTGCATGATTAACAACTCACGCGCCCTAGCAACAGTGTTACGCATAAACTGGCGCTCACTCCCATGTTTAGGGGCGGCTTGCAGCTGTGGGTCTAGGTTTTTAACGTGTGTACCTGTTTTCTTGAATAGTTCAGGTTTCTTATGGTTCACCCCATTTGCTGTCTTGTAGGCCTTATAAAATGACTGATAATCACTTTCCAAAGCGCGTATAAATGCATCAAAGCGCTCTGCATCTTTATATAGACCTTTGCGCTCTTCCCCTGTCTTTTTGAAAGTGTCCTTAATAATCTTAGCCATCTGCTTACTGTCAGCTAGTGCAGCTCTCGCATCTTCCAGCTTTTTACCAGCATTAGGCTCTGCCTCTAGCGCTTTAACTTGCGCGGTTTGTTCTTTGATTGTAGAGCTTAATCCTTTGATACCTTCCGCAATTAGTCTGCGGTTTTTATTCATGTTCTCTTCTGTTTTAGGTGGGGTGAAGGGGCGGCCTATCATCCTGTTCCACATTCGCATCCACCATAAATCGGCAGTAAGAGGCTCATAGTTACCCCTAAGGTTCTGATAAAAGCCCTGTCCAATTTTAGCGCCAAGCACATAGCTGCCTTTTACAAGCGCATCCGCATTTTCTTGGTTGCCTAATGTGAATTCAGTTTCATTAGCCTCATTGAAATCATCTAGATATTCCTGTAGTTCCCGGACAGTGAAATCTGTATCTAGGAACATATCTATAGGCATATTTCTGCTAGCTTTTTGGTAGGCATTATAAAACTTAAAGCTGGCTACCATTGCCTTATTACGTTCACCACCTTGCTTGAAGTTCTCAGGCATTTGGCCTGTATCTAGAAACGTCCTAAATCCATCTAAAGCGTATTTAAAGTTTTCTGTTACAGCCTGACCGTTAGATGTAACGGCTAGTATATAATCAAACGCTGCTTCGTTCTGTTCTAAGCGTGGTTCAACTAGCTTCAAAACAGCTTTAGCAGCCTTCAGCTTTGCATCATACCAGCCAATAGCATTGCTATCTTTTTGCAGCGCACGTAGTGCCTCTGTAGCCATCATACGTGCAATACGTTCCATGTTCTCCGGGGTGTATTCTAGCGGTTCGCTTTGCCCTGCCGCTTCTTCCCACTTTTCTTGCAGTTCGCCATAAACTCTTTCTTTCTTCTTAGCTTCAGCTGGCTTAAAGCTACCATCTTGCATCGCGCCCAGCTCTTCGTCTGTGGGCAGTATATCCATAGCAGTGAGACCCATATCATCACCAACATCAAACGGATCTTCGTTGATTAAGTCGCTGCTGCTGAGATTGATATCCAGCTGCTCACGGCTGCCATCTTTAGGCTCTACACGTATCTGGTCATATACCGGGTGCATGTTACCCTGCCCGGTTCGTATGTAGCCGATTGGCTCACCTAACGTAAATTCGCCATACCCGCTAGGGCGTAGAAAGGGCTGATTACCAGCATTAATATTGCCACGGTCTTTATCCAGCTCTGTAGGTACATTGGTTTGCAGGTCGGTTGTGTAGTAATGTTTATTGCCGGAAACAAATGCTACTAGAAACTCTTGGTCGTTTTCAGTTCTAGAATTACCGTCCGGCTGGTTTACCCATGTCCAAAGGTTGTTTGTTTTCTTACCATTCTTAGAAACATTAAACTTCTTGAATAGGTTAGTCTTGAAGCGCTTGCCTGAGCTTTTATCTGGCTTGGCATCTTGCTGCTGCGAGGCATCCACTTCCATACCACCAAACCCATTAGGGTTTATGTAAATACGTGCGCCATCATATGTATTACCAGATATAACCTCACCAGATGGCATAGCCACATACTGGCCTTCAGGGTCATATGCACCTAAGACATTTACACTTTGTTTTGGTGGTACAGGGCGTACAGCTTGGCCTTGTCCTATCTCAGGCACTGCTGCCTCGATGTCCAGCTCTTGCTGCCCGGCTACCCGGTTGATGTATGGCATTAGGTACTTATCGGCTAACGCTGGGTCTGACAGCTGCCGCTCAGCGTCTACACCCACCTGCTGCGCTTTGTTTACCGGGTCTAAACCTAAGTTACCCCGTAAATCTTCCAGAGCGCTTAGCAGAACCACCTTATCCCTTGGGCTAATAGAAGTATCATTTGATACCTCATCAGCTAAACGGTCTGCTGCCTCTCTGTTTGCCTCGATGCCGCGCACGTACCCGGCTGATACATCTCTAGGGGCTGGAGCTACGCCTGTAGCGGTACTGCCGCCCATAGCTGGTACTGGGGTAGTGTAGTTCTCTGAGAGTTGTGCTGCTAGCTGCGGATTTGCTAACTTAGAATACTCAGGATTGTTAGTGGCTACAGTCTTAATCTCTCTAATTAGGCCTGTTAGACCCTCGAAGTCCCCGGCATCTGCGGGGCGCTGGCCTGTCACACTGTCAATAAAGTCACGCGCTGGCTGCGCTAGATTAGGGTCACGCGCTGCAACATCTCGCGCAATCTCCATGATTACTTCTGTAGGCAAGCCGCCTGTCGCAATGATCATAGTTGCTTCAGGGCTACCAGCTGCTGGTAAATTACCTCTAATAAACGCATCCTGTCTGCGGTCTTGCTCACGCTGGTTAGATAGCGCTGTTTCCAAAACATTAGCTGCTTCTAGCGCCCGCGCCTGTTCCAGCATTGATGGCTCAGTGAGCGAGGTCATACCCTCACCCTTGCGGTTCTTGTTTACGTATTTGTTTACTCTAGAGCGGTTGCCTGTGACGGCATCGATTGCCCGGCCAGCTCCTACAGCTGCTGTCTGGCCAAGTAAGGACAGACCATAAGTGTTTGTAGCAATACCGCCTGAGATGAGAGGCCGCAGCAAGCGTTCAGCGTTTTGAGCGCCCCGGTCATACCCGATACCTACGCCAAATGGCATTAACTGGTCGGTAAACTGCGATACGCCACCTTGAAAACCAGCGTTATGCAATTTAGTAAGCTCATTAGTCTTACGCATCACGTTGATAAGCTCACTACCCTCTTTAGTATTGCC